GGAAAGATCATCATCGAAGTTCATCACTCGCGTTCCTTCAGGATAGTAGGTCTGAATGAAACGACGGATGGCTCCCATTCCCGGTTCGCCGACGACGAGATTGCGATAGGGTGAAGCAGAAAGAGAAGTCTCATACTCTTTCCTCTGTTCCTCATCGGCAACGAAAATCGTCACGAGCTTGGGATCGATTTCGTGCTTCTCGAGAATCTTAAGAGTCTTCTCTCGCACGGTTGTCGCCCGCTTATAGCTGGGAATAGCAACTTCATACTTCATTGTAACACGACCCTTTCTGCTTCTTCGGGGAAGCCATTGTTATAGAGATAATCTTTCCACTCTTGAGAATGGAAACATCCTGGAGAGATGCCATTCCACTTCTCACGCCATTCAGGATGTTCAGGATTGTCTTTACGAGAATACACGAATCGCTTTCGCGTTTCCTCGTAGTCATAGCTTCCACACTCAACCATCGGCTCGCGCATGTACATGACCAGAGAGATTCTCTCAAAGCCAGGATCAGCCGAAATGAGTGGAGTGTTTCCGTGAATGCGATGTGCATCCATCATGATGAGATCACCATTCTGAATGTTCGCGGCAACTCGAAACTCAGGGAAGCAGAGATAGAAGCCATCAAACTTCTTGTCGTTCGTTACGACTGTCAGATTCGAGAAGCCACGTGGATTCGGAACTGTTCCTGGATCACACAAGTCACCCGCATCTCGATGGCATGCTGTACGAAACGAACGATTGATCGTGATCGTCGTATAGGCTGTTTTGCTTACGCGATAATGATCGTCCATCTTTGATGCGAGTTCATTCTGCCGACTCCAGCGTTCGGGAAGACTTTCAGAGAAAACTTGATTAGCCTTTTCGAACAGAGGGAAAGCCATTTCAAATTTTTCACGATGACTTTGTGTCCATGCGGTTTGGCGGCAGAATGGAATACGAGGATATCGATCCATCGAACCACCTACTCCCGAGAGAACGGATTCGCCATAAGTTGTTTCGGAAATATGCTTCTTGATCAGAGCACGAGCAGCCGTGCGACGCTGGACTGGATCCAGCGCAGAAGTTTCTTTGAACCAGGTGTCGAAGTCCACCTCGTTTGCAGTCTTGACGATCCAGATAGAACCACCTCGGACGATGACGTCTGAGTTCTTTACGGGAGAACCGCCACGTCCACCTAGAGGTGTGTTAGGAGTCTCATCATACAGCTCCTGAGCCATATCACCATAGACTGATGGAGGCGAGCCATCGAGGAAGTAATCTAGAACTGCCTTCTCGCGTTTGGTTACCCAACGACGACCGCCTTCTCTTCCATCTGCATGATGCTGATAAGATGAAGTTCTCTCCGAACCAGCAGCAAGACCTCTATTATCGGTGGCTGTCGCTCCCGAATACAATCCTTCATAAGCCTCTTTTGTTCCAACCAGAACATTCTTACGGAACTTGAGGAGGATAGTAGTCTCGTCTTGCTTCTCTCCAAAGCGGAGAGGACGATACACATCCGCATCCTCATTGAGGACTAGATCATAATGGGATTCGTCTAGAAACTTCCCGAGCAGATGTTCGCAATCGTACTCGTGTTCGAGTTGGATAATCTTAACCATAATTCCTCCATCGAAATTTGTGTCTGTTATGTATGTAACAGAAGACTCTTTTCGAGCGGCTTCACAAAAATATTTTGGCAAGCAGGACGAGCATATCCATCATAGTAGTTCTCTTCGGGATAGAGGAAGTTGAAGGTCACTGATGGATTTTGTTTCGCCATCCATTCAAGATAGCGCATTCTGCCGTAGTTGTCAACCCAGCTTGTGCGAGTTTCGGGACCATAATTCTTGGTTCCATCGAACATGTTGGATACGGACTGCTGCCTATTACTAACGAGAAGGAAATCGAATCCGACGCACACAATAACATCAGATCCTTGACGAATCGCTTCAGTCATGGCATTCATACCAGCATTGGATCTGGGACGAGCTGGATTACAAGCGAATGGTTCCCATCGCTCATCTTCGGGAGGAATGATAACTCGTTCCTTGGGAAAGTCCGATTCAAGAATTTCTTGAATCATCCCATCGTCAATGGCCACGAGATAATCCGGCATCACATATTCGGGAGCCTGATCTCTATAGAACGCATTGCACGCAAACATCACATCATAAAACTGCCTCATCTTCGGTAGATCGATTTTCGATCTCGAAGTTCCATTACCAACGATGAGTGATTTCATATCACCACTCTCCAGAGATGCCGGGGAATGCGATCTTTACTGCTTCGACTTTGAGTTGCAGCTTCTTGTTCTTCATTCGAAGAAGAAGAATGGCATCATCCGGATCAACGTTCTCGAGGAGACGCACGAAAATTTCTTCGCGCTTCCTTTGATTGACATTGTTCCCCGATCCTTCGACGAGATATTCGAGCATACGAATCTGAGTCGCGAGAGAAGTTTCCTGATCAGCTGCCTTGGGTAACGGACGATAGGGAGGATCCGTTTCCGGAAGGAGCCACTTGACCTTTGGATCCATTCCATGACCCACAACTGCTTTCAGAACAGAACTCTTGTGAGCCAAGAGAACTTCGGCCTGAGCCTTAGCAGTCTTCTTACTTTCAGCTTCGGCGATGATGGAAGCGATTGTCCGAGGAATTTGTGGTTTCATTTTTCAAAAATCTCCTGCATGTTCTATGAGCATTTTCAATCTTTTTTCCATAAGATATGGAAGTATTCTTGACTTGGATGGAGTCTGATATTCCTGATATTTCCGATGAATCGATTGCTGAATTTCGGAAGGAATATTTCCCAGATCGATGAGCATCGAGTTCCTCTTATATCTAGCTTTCATTTCATCGGATTTACAGAATTGTTCCGGAGAAGATTCACTCCACTCGTCAATTTTATCTCTCCTGAGTGGAGTCTGCCTTCTCTTGTCCACGAACACGCTGTCGTCCGATAGGATATTAGGTATCCCATCGGATCTGTCACCCATGATGATGTGTTCGCGAAGGAATCTCTCGGGATTGTTTTCGGCGATGAACTTCTTCAGAACAGGAGAGTACTGCGAGACGTTGGAGTATTTCTGCAACTGAATGAAGTCCTTATCACCCGAGAGGATAAGGATTGGATTGTCCCTGGGACTTCCATGATGACCATAGATATTGCAAAAAGTCCCGATGATATCATCGGCTTCGCATCGTGGATTGCTGATTATCTTATAGGGAAAGTTCTCGGCTAACTCGATTCCTATCGCAGAAAGAGACTCGAACAAAGCAGACCAATCGAATGAGGACTCGTTCCTCTCAATCTTTCGCGAAGCCTTATAGTTCGGAAAGTGATCCCGACGCCAGCAGTTTGCTGAGTCTCTACAGATGATCATCTCTCCAAACTCAGCTCCGAACTTCTTGTTGTAAGATCGGAGAGAGTTCAGAACCATGTGGCGAATGAGATTAGGCTCGATCGTTGACGTAGTTCCGATCTGCTTCATCATATTCGAAATGAAAATCTGATTGTAGTCAATAAGGATCATGACATAGTTCAGTTCATGTTAGAAGCGAGTTTGGAAAAAATCCAGGATCATGTTGGACTGTAGATTGATCCAGAAGAACGCACCCCAGAAGGCTCCGGCTAGGAGTTCTGCGACTGCCACAGGATCCTTCGGTCGAGGACGGATAGTATTCCACGCAAAGTCATAGGACAGAGCAACAAGAAGAGCGAGGCTCATACTCGTCGCAAAAACGAACGAAATGGTTAGGAAGTCGTTGTTGGAAAACACGCCATTGGAAATCGCGCTGAAGAACAGAGCGAAGGGAGCTGCCCGAAGGAACATGATGCTCGCATCACCGAACCGGGTTCCCTTATCTGTACCTCCGTCAATGCCACCATACCAGCCGGGGATTCTCCAGAGCAGGAAGGTGAATCCTGCGAGAACACCAATCCAGCCTGCAGCGAACCATCCTAGGATCATCGCAGCCAAAGACGCATAGTAGATAGGACGACCTCGGAATTCCTTCCTCCATCCCAATCCTCCACCCGAGAATCGATTTGCGAGCGCGTAGAATATTACGCCGACTGCGAGTAAGAGTAGAGGATCCATGAGTTATTCCTTTTCTTTTGCTTGTTGTTCTATTTGTTCAATGATGGAAACGAAATGCTTTTCGTACGGATGCTCAATGTTGAATCCATGATACATCGCCGATCGAAGAGCTTCGATTGAAAGAGCAAATCGATCACAGAATTCCTGAGAGGAGATATCCACGCCGCAAAGAAGAAGTTTGGCTCCCATTTCCCCCATATGTTCTTGGAGAATTTCATCGACGAAAATCTTTTTCCGGCGAAGATCATTGACTAACTTTTGCCCATCGGTTGGATATCTCACGATCCTTTCGGATGGAAACTCGATGATGCTGTTAGCCTGATTGGGAGTTATGTTCATTTATTGATCCGTAAAATTAGAGTGAAGGCATTGATTCGGCCATTGCTCTTTGAAGGAGAAGTCTTGAGAGCAATGAAGTCGTTGTACACAGTCTTGGAACCCTGTTCGATTAGAGTCTTCAGAGTCTCGGGCTTACGAATCTTTTTCTTGATAGAAAGATTTTCGTCGTATCCGAGAATCGTCTGACCCTTGAGTGAGAGCGATCCCTTAGCCGAAGCCTTGTAGTAAGAGAGCTCCCGATATTTAGTATTGTATGCCCAGATCTCGGAAGCACCGACGATCTTGGAAACATCCGAGACGGAGCTAAGATCCAGTTCGGCGTCCTTATCCTGATACTTGAGTTTGGATACGAGCTTCTTCGGATCCACAGCCTTCTTCTTCCGAGGCTTACGCACGACCGCAGCTTTCTCGACCGGAGCCTCTTCTTCCTTGATCAGAGAACGAGCCTGTTCGACGAACAGATTCACGAACTCATGATACTTTCGGAGATTCTTCGGTGTCGTGTTGCAGTATGCCTGAACAAGTTCGCGATCTTTACGAACATTGGCGACCTCGTTCAGTTCCTTGAGTAAAGGCTCGTAATAGGATACGATACCCTCGGCACACTTTGAAGTCGGCTTATGACTCTTGAACCAAGCATCCTGATTGAAGCGATACTTGTATCCCGACTGAACGAGGTTGTCGATTTCCTGCTCGAGATCCTCGATGCAGCGATCGAGGAGCCGCTTATCCAGCTCTGCAGCTGTCAGAGGCTTCGCTGCCGAAGCCTCCTTCGGCTTATTAAGGATACGAGCACCCTCTTCGCGAATCTGATTCAGAAGAGCATCGATCTTACTCTGTTGTTCCGGAGTAAGAACATAACCTCGTTTACTCATTCGCGAGTAGGCGAGGAGAGCATTCGTGAGCCGATAGTAGGGAACGGCTCCGATGACCTGAGCATCCTGAGGATACAGCTCGGCTAGGAGCCGCGGACGCTCGCGTGGATCCACGGCATAGTTGTACCAGTTGAGCGCCGATATGAGATCCACGCGCGCGACCTCGTCGCCCTCGGTCCATTCGGGCTCGGAACCGATGACCTTGATATCCTCGGCTGACACTTTGATATTTTTGAGCTTAATCGTCACTGAACGTTCCTTCATCATGAACCCATTCTATCACGAAAGGGAGTCGTTGTAAAGAACTATTTCTTGAAGCGATTTCAGTGACTTAGGACGTCGGTCGGTATAGAGAATTGAGGAACGAGTTCCACTCGGCCGATCTTAGCTTCCATGAGTAGAAATTATCATAATATACTTTCTGGAATCTAAGTTTACCTCTTAGAATGCTATTGTTCCTATATCCATGAATGGCTCGATTGAGTTCATTGGCGAATGTATTAGCATGACGATTAACATCCTCATCAAACTGATACATTTCCGCGAATGATGCACATGTTTCTGGGAGAGCTGCTAGATTCGACGTAACAATCTGGCATCCCGCCGACATAGCTTCAATAACAGAGATGCAAGATGTTTCAGGCCAGATACATGGATAAGCATAGATATGAGCTCTCTTCAGAGCTTCTCTTACCACATCATTAGATTGGAATCCATGATATGTCATATTAGGATGGTTCTTGATTCTCTCAAACAATGACTTGTATGCTTCGTCTCGATGATTCCATCCATAAATTGCAAATGACGAATATACATCTAGATGAATGTTGGAATGATACTCGCACAACTTCTCAAATACCGGAACAAGAATCTCTAGTCCACGATGAGGAGTTGTATGATAGATGATGCGAATCGTATTGTCCACATCCTTTTCAATCCACTCTTCGGACAGTTCGATTGGATCGATAGCATTCCTAATCACGAACGAATCTGAATATGGAACGCCATGAGCAAGATTGAATGTATTCAGTTGATGATTCGATACGAACACGAACTTAGAAAAGCGAGCACGGGATGCTGGATCGGCAAGATGAGCAGCTTCCGGATCATCCCATGTATCGTGAAGAACGAGAATGTTCTGTTTCGTCGAATCAATCATCTCGGGTCGAACGCGAGAGTGAATCAGATTGAACTGATCCACAAGATGAGGAGCAAGAACTTTTGAGATCCTTTCTGCCATCATCTCAGTTCCGCCTCGCGAACCAATATGCGCATATGTTCCGTTTGGACCGGGTTCCGTATCATCCGTAATTTTCAGCTTCACGAAATTCTCCTAAAATGATGGACTTAATTCTCGTTTAATCGAATGCTCACCACAAGCAATCATTGCTTTTGGT